ATTTGGGCTGATTGGTTTTATTTCAATTGGCCATTTCCCCGCTTTTTTTAATTCATTTATTAATTGTTCGATGGCGTTTCTCTGAGCTCTTATTACACCACTTGCTTCTTGAAGATGTTCTTCTTGGTCAGATCGCACGTTGTCCTGTTGAGTAATCATATCTAAGAGAACTCGGAATTGTATTTCGTGCTCTACGATCTCTATATTTTTTTTAAATATCTCCCTAGTATGAGTTATCTCGGAGCGAAAAGAAAGAAGTAGGTAAGTGATTGTTAGGCTAAGGCATACGTAAATACAAATGTCATACTTAGATAGGCTTTTAAGCGCTTTGCTTATGTCACCTTTCCATTTTATTAGGAAGGTTTTCATTACATACGTAATTACACCAAACTAAATGCCAACCCTAAAAGAAAAATTATAAATAATATTATTACTAATAATGGGGTTCTATCTTCTAATGAGAATTTTTTCCCCCAAATTATAGAATTTAAAGGTCTGTCTGGTTTCATGACTAAGCTAATTTACACAAGTAATAGTGTAATTTGATTTATGCATATTTACATTTGCCCATACTGTCCCCCTTGCTCAGAGGCTTACCTAGCTGAAGGCGCGATGGAAGAAATTAAATGTAAGTACGAAAGAGAAGAGGTGTGCGGAGAAAAGCACAAATGCAAAGAAGTAATGCGGTGCGAAAAATGTGGGGAAATATTTAACTCTACCAAGGCATTTTTAGGAGAGCAAAAAAGAAAGCTTAAAGATGGCTAACTATTTTTTCTTGGTTGCCTTTTTCTTAACCGCTTTTTTCTTGGCAGTCTCTTTCTTCTCTCTCTCCTCTTGAGAAACATGCTCCGGCAAGATACCCCTTACTTCATCTACTAATCCAATTTCAAGGCACTCGTCTGCTGTTATCCACCAGTCTTTTCGGTTCCAATTTCTCTGGATTTTCATTCGGCTTAATTTTGATCTAGAAACGAACACATCAAGAATTCTATATTCAATTCTTTTAACTAGCTTGACCTCGTCTTCTATTTCAAAGGTCTTTCCGATAGCGCCGAACGCTGCTCTATGAATCATCATCCATGATTGATGCCCAATCCACCTGATGTCGCCCGCTTGCAGAAGAACTCCCGCCATGGAAGCTGCGTACCCTAACGAGCCCGTGGTTATTTTATGCCCCCTCCCTCGAAGGTCTTGAATAAAATCAAATAATTCGAACCCAGAAATGATGCCCCCGCCCGGAGAAGAAAACACAATTTCCATACCGCATTTGGGATCCAGTCTTGACCATTCTGTAAGCTTGGTCATGCATCTGTTAACTGAAGATTTGCTTACATCGCCGTCGAATCTATAAAGACGGTTTTCCTCGTCCGTGGCTAGTTTTTTTTGCAAGCTTCTTTCGGCGGACCAAGCGTCTAATTCAGATTGTCTTGCTTCCGCATCTGTTTTTCTCGCTTCGGCTTCCGCTTGCCTTGCTTCGGCTTCTGCTCTTCTTGTTTCTGCTTCAAGCTTTTTTAAATTAGCTTGAATCTCTTCTTTGGACCTGCTTGTTTCTTCGCTCATGGTAGCTATTCTCTTGGGACGCCTCCGGCGTACCAGCCTTCGGGGAGTTTAACTTTATTTTTGGAAAGCACCCACTCTCCATTTTTTAAAATATAGACATGACCCGAGACGTCTGAGCCTAGTCTAATTAAATCCGATTGTGTATCTACGAATACTACTCTCGTGCTACCGCAACCAAGAAAAATGATAGAGAAAATTAAAGCGGTTAATAATTTAAGATTTTTCATGTTTTACCCACTCTCCTTTTTCGTTTGGTTTATAACCAAGACCTTTAGCTTGTTGTTCTTCCCTTAGCCTAACCATGGGCTTTTCACCACCACCCTCGAAGGGGGTTTTAAATTTATAGTAGTCCAGCTTTTCTTTTTCTAGCTGTCCGTCTATTTTCTCTCGCCACCTATTCTTAAGCGACTGAGGCACAGCATCAGCGTCACTAGCCTTGGTATCTTTTTTTACCTCGGCAGTTAGCCACTCCAGAACGGCCTTAATTAGAGCCGTCAGCCAAGTCATTACTTGCCTTTGGCGATCCCTCTAGATACAGTATACCCAACTGCACTGAGTCCTGAAACTACAAGGCCAAAGACCTTATTAGCTGTTCCTAAGCCCTCGGGATCCAGCACCCCTGCTCCCCAGAGCAAAGATCCTAATGCCACCACCACCGTAATCCAGAATTCTGTAGTTTTCCAGCCCGGTTTTACTTCGTTATTTTTTACTGCCATAATATTATTTTTCCTTATCGTCTATTACTGACCTATACTAAGACCATGATTGTAATTCTCCAAGTTTTTCTTTGGGCAATCCTAGTCCACCTATAGCTGTAAAGACTGTTAAATTTGGTTTATCTCCTATATATATTCCTCTGTGTACTACGCCCCCAGATTTTAACATTCTTACTAGCTGCTCAAATGCTTGATCTAAAGTAGTCTGCGGGATACTATCGAGTTGCTCTTTTCCCCCAATTATAATTGCTCCCGCACATTTCCCCGTAGATAAATCTATTCCGCCAGAGAGTACATTATTTTTAATATTTTCTCTGACCGCTCTTGATACGCTTACGGGGTCGTCCCACTTATCCACGGGCGAAGCCCCGAAGACCATTAAGCCTGATTCAAGAATCGTGCCATAATCATTTTTATCAAATGAGGTGAATGTGCTGTCTTTCGCCGCGGTTAAATTAAATAAGTGGAATAGGCCAGCCAAACTAGAGTTTGCGTGGCGCCAAAAATTAGACACAACTAAATTCGGATATAGTTTTCCAATTTTTTCGTTATCCAAAATAATCAAAGGGGAGACTTTGCCTTGCTCGACCAATTCCCAAACTTTTGTTAAAGTTTTATAAGCGTTACTTGCTACCTTGGTTCCTTCTGATTTTTTCGGCAGCGCCAGAATCACTCCTATTTTTTTTGAGGATGATTCGATTGTCTTCGACAACTCTAAAGAGGCGTTAACTAATGGAACGACTGTTCCTGCTCCAGAGCCCCCGCCCGCCCCCGCACAAACAAAAATTTTGTCGAATGAGTCTCCGAAAGAGTACCTTAAAAAGTCAATCACATCCTCCCTGCTCTCTTCAAAATATTTTGCCGCTACGGCTAGATTTTTCCCCGCGCCGCCCTCACCGATACAAAGTTTATTATTTAGCTGAACCGTATTTAAATCTTGCTGAGCCGTATTAATTGCAGCTAGCCTTCTGTATCCTAATTTATGAAAAGACTCCGCAAGCCTTGACCCTCCTTGTCCCGCGCCGACAAACGCAAATTTAAAAGCACCGTCACAGGTATCTTTAATTTCGTTCTTCTTCTCTTTCTCTATTGGCGCGGGCATAAGCATATCCGGTATGGATATATCCACGTCCCCTTCGCCATAAAAAGATTTCACTTGCTCTTCGGACTCGTTTTCTTCCGAATGGTTTTCTAGTTCTTCATTCATTCTCTTTTATTTACACCTTGCTCGCGTATAAAATACTAGCTAAATACGAATCAATTTGATGCTCTACTTGAATTTCTTGGATCTTCTGTATATTTTCTGTATTTCCATCCGCTGGGTTTTCGCAATATTTTTCAATATTTTCTATCCAATTTTCAGGAGTTTCATTAGCAACAATTATATTCGAAATTTCACTAGCGATTTCCTTTTGTTTGTTGCTGAGTTTTCTTTTACCATGCTTCTTCCTTAGGAACGCTGACACTTCGTTTTCTAGCTTTTGAGCTAAAGTAATATTTTCTTTTATTTTTTCTACGCTGTAGAGCTCTGACGCGCCAATCGGTGTCGGTTTCTTAGTCGTCTGTCTTGGGCCGTTGGTTCCTCCGGGGCGGCCCTTTTGCTCTGTCGTTTTTTCTACGACGGGCACGGCGCCGGGCGGAACCCCCGGTGGTGGCGAATTCGGTTTTTCGCGTCCCATTTTTTCTTGGGATTTGATATTTTCTTTTTGAAGTTTTTCTTGCGTATTAGGCCCGCCCATCAAGGGTTCGTAATACCCCTTATCCCTGAGCTTCCTCATTTCTTCTTGAGATTCTAAGGCGTCTGCTGGGTCAGGGAACCTACCCGTCTCCATAGCTTGGAAAGTTTCCTCGGGGGAAAGGACGCCAAGCTCCAAAAGCCTTGTGTAGATTCTCTCTTTCAATATGTCGTCTTTGAGGCTAACTTCATCGAAGTGGGGGGTGGGATAATTTTTAAAGTTCATCTCCTTCGCAATTCTTCTGATCTCGGGCATCAAGAAATTATGAAGAAAAGCTTGGCGAGCCTGCTCCAGCCTAGCGATAAAGACTTTTATTTTTGCGCTCTGATTTGAGTAAGTCTCTTTCGTTCCGAAGAAAATATTATTTAACCCAATATTTATATCATTATTTACAACTTCGTATTTTTTCGCATCCATTAAATCTCCGATTTGAGGAATAACAAATTTAGCATCAGTAGTATAGTCTGAAATTAATACTCGACCGACGGATTGATTTTCGAACAGGACTTGCATGGCTTCTATATTTTTTTGATTAATACCGCCCTTATCTGGCTCCGCCCCCATAGTCACAAGAAGGACTGCCTGTTGCATCGTCCGCGCGATTGCCATATCCATTTTCTTAAGCTCTTGTTTAAAATTTATATCCTCTAGCACGGGGTAGCCCATGGGGACAGCGAATGGCTCGTAGTCTTGCTTTTTATAAAATACGATAAGGACCTTGTCGAAATCTAATGGCAAGTTTATTAATGCAGTTTTTTTATCTTTGATTGCTGACTGTATATCCGCTGGTAAATTTTCCAGAACCTCTCGGTCTTGTTCGGTCTGAGGATTCCTTAACCGCTGCAGCTCATAATCAGATAAAGACTTGTGGTAGACTCCTTGAGAGAACGAAAGAGATCCAGTCATTCCGATGTCCGCTGGATTAAGTACGCAATATCTAGACGGGATGTAAACAATTTCTTTATCGCTCAATCCCGAAGCTCGCTCTCCGAACACCTGACTAATTTTATTAGCGTCCTCCTGTCTCAGTTTAGCGTCGAATCTGTAAATGAATACGTTGCCTGATCGAAAATACTCCC